GAAAATGGTGAGGTGCCTATATCAGTTATGGCACAAGACTTACTGAACACCTACAAGTATGGGTGGAAGACTTCTTATTATCAAAACACATATGATAGTAAGAAAGATTTAGACGAACCATCACATTCAATAGGGTGGAAAGACGAAGTAAAAGAAGAATTACCAATTGCTGAATTAGACGATGAAGCATGTGATAGCTGTACTATTTAAAGAGGGAAAATAAATGTCGAGAAGTGTGCTAAATAAAGAAACCGGTGTAGATTTTACAAAACAACCTATGTTTTTTGGTAAAGAAATGCAGGTTCAAAGATATGATGATATGAAGTATCCAATCTTTGAGAAACTAAACCAACAACAACTAGGTTATTTCTGGAGACCAGAAGAAGTGTCTTTACAGAAAGATAGAAATGATTATCTACAATTAAATGAACAGCAAAAGTTTATTTTTACATCTAATCTAAAGTATCAAACTATGTTAGATAGTGTACAAGGTAGAGGTCCATGTTTGGCCTTCTTACCATTTGTATCACTACCTGAACTAGAAGGCTGTATTGTAACATGGGATTTTATTGAAACAATACATAGTAGAAGTTATACATACATCATCAAAAATCTATATGCAAATCCAAGTGAAGTATTTGATACCATTATGGGTGATGAGAAAATCCAAGAAAGGTCACATTCAATCACTAAGACTTATGATGATTTAATTGAAAATGGTTATAAGTGGGCTCTTAATGAAAAGAGTGTTGACATGTATGAATTGAAAAAGAAAATGTACCTTGCAATGATAACTGTAAACATCTTAGAAGGCTTGCGTTTCTATGTATCGTTTGCTTGTTCGTTTGCATTTGGTGAATTAAAACTACTTGAAGGTAGTGCAAAGATTATATCTTTTATTGCAAGAGATGAAAGTCAACACCTTGCAATGTCACAAACTATTATCAACAACTGGCATGATAGAAATGATGACAAAGATATGAAAAAGATTTCTAAAGAAGTCCAAGGCGAAGTGTACAAGATGTACGATGAAGCAGTAAATGAGGAAAAACGATGGGCAACATATCTATTTTCAAAAGGCAGTATGATTGGATTATCAGAAAAACTGTTACACCAGTTTGTAGAATACATGGCGAACAGAAGAATGAAAGCAATCGGCCTAGACCCGAAATACGACCAAAAAACAAATCCACTTCCATGGGTAGACCACTGGCTGAATTCAAAGGGTACACAAAACGCACCACAAGAAACAGAGATTGAGAGTTATGTTATTGGTGGTATTAAACAAGATGTAAAGAAAGACCAATTTAAAGGTTTTAGTTTATAAGGATTATGTCAGTATTGGAAAAAAGAAAAAAAAGTTGTTCTTCCTGCGAAACTAAATATACCGTAACATGGGACATTGACGAGCAAGACTTAGAGCCGTTAACTTGTCCATTTTGTGGATATGAGGTAGAGAATGAAGAAGACGAGCTCGAAGAAGTTTGGTCAAACGACAGCGAAGACGAAGATTGGAATTGATTATAGTTTAACAAGTCCTGCCATATGTGTAAATGATGGCAACTTAATGTTTTACTATTTGACTTCTAAGAAAAAGTGGATTGGTAAACAAAGTGAGAATATAATTGGATATGAACATAAAGAATGGAAAGACCCTATTGAAAGATTTACATACATCTCAGATTTCGCAATCGAAATCATCAAACAAACACAAAATCCAGAAATCTACATTGAAGGATACTCCTTTGGTTCAAAAGGCCAAGGTGTATTTCAAATTGCTGAAAATTGTGGCATCCTTAAATATCGTTTACTTGAAGAAAAGTTTGGTTATAACACAGTTGTACCTAGTGTTGTTAAGAAAGGCGCTACTGGAAAAGGTAACGCAGACAAAGATTTAATGTATGAGGCATTTGTGAAAGAAGTGAAGATTGATTTGAAACAACTATTTGACACAGAAAAAGTGGGCAATCCATTATCTGATATTGTCGATAGTTATTATATACAAAAGGTTGGCTATGAAAATTCACTTATTTAATACCAAAAACTCTTCATTACCATTTCTAAATGCGTTTTCAAAAAACCATGATGTAAAAGTTTATAACTCACAAGAAAACGAAAGTGCCAAAAGTAAAGGTGCAGATAGATTTTTAGATTACAGTTGGCCGACATGGGACGGTACACTCGTACATGACGAACCAGTAATATTTCAAGGTCTTGTGAGAGGCACAAAAGAAGTGTATGAAGTTGCTAATTCAGAGGGAGCTGATTGGTATTACTTTGACCAACCATACTTCTTTATGAAAGACTACCAACAATCAGACACAGGCGACAGATGGTATCGTATCTGTAAAAATAATACTCAAAAGAATTTCTTAGACAAATCATACAAAAAAGTAAACACAAGATATAATAAACTTATATCAAGGTTAAATCCAAAATGTATTGACGAACTAACACCAAAACCATGGCAGTATGATGGTAAACATATTCTTATTATACCACCTAGTTATCACACAGCATGTTGGTATGGTATAGACAGTATGAAATGGACAGAAGATGTAATCAAAACTATTGCAAAGTATGATAGAAAACATCCAGTAAAAATTAGACAAAAATTTAAAAACGGTGTAAATTGGGGAGAAAAATTAGATAGACCATTAAGTGAAGATTTAAAAGATTGTTTTGCTATGGTATCTTTTCATTCTATGTGTGCTGTACAAGCAGTTATGAATGGCATACCTAGTTTTTGTAGTGAACACTCACCTGCCTATCCTGTAAGTTTAGGTTTAGATAAGTTAAATGAAATTAACGACCCATTATATGCGGCTGATAGAGAACATTGGGTAAAATCATTAATGTGTGCTCAATTCACAGAAGAAGAAATGAAATCAGGCCAGGCATATGGGCATTTGAACGGAGAGAATGTATGGTAAATACAAAATTATTAGAAGCACTAAAGAACAGTCGCATGAATGACAATCCATGGGAACATTTTACCTTTGAGGGTGCATTAACAGATGAACAGATTGATGAGATTAGAAATGCCAGTATAACAAGAGATGGTGTGTTACATGATGGCACCAGGTCTGGTTATAAAGAGGGTGTAGAAAAACAAAATCATAAACTTAGGGAGTATATTACAAAGGACAATTATCATAGATATCCTGAATTAACAAAGTTTATAAATGAGATGCGAGGCAAAGAAGTTAGAGAAGCCATCGCACAAATGGTAAAAAACGAGAATAACTTTGCAGGTTCTTTCGTAAGATTAGAAGTATTGAATGATGTAGAGGGCTTTTGGCTTAAACCTCATTGTGATATACCAGAGAAACTAATATCAAGCTTGATTTATGTAAACAAAACAGGCGAAAATATTAACCTAGGCACAGACTTGTATAATGAGAATTTAAAGTTGGTAAAAACTGTACCGTTTTGGAATAATTTAGGATATATATTTGCCGGTCCTAACAAATGGCATGGTATGGATGAAGGTAAAAATATCAAAGTAGAACGAAGAGGCATACAATTAAATTATGTTACTTTCCAAACTGATTGGCCAGTACATGAAGATTAAATCAAACGAATATGTTTGCCTAATGACATATTTGGCTGCAAAACCTTATATAAAAGAATTTAGAACGGCTATTGATATTGGTTGTAGAGATGGTGATTTTAGTAGACCTATGTCAAGTGATTTTACTAAAGTTGAAGCATTTGATTATAGAAAAAGACCAGGTTTTGATACAATGCATAATGTTACACATAGAGAAATTGCATTAGGTGATGAAGAAAAACAAGTAAAAGCATATTCAGGTGTCATTACAGATAAACCTAGAAAAGAAGCAAAAGAAAGAATAGTACAACAAAAGACACTAGATAGTTTTAATTTTACAATGGTTGACCTAATTAAGATTGATGTAGAAGGCCATGAATTTAGAGTTTTAAAAGGTGGTGAAAATACTATCAATAAATATTCACCTATTATTATCATTGAAGATAATGGTAGTGATGAAAAATGGGGAAAAGAAACTGGCGCCATTGATTTATTAAAAGAAATGGGTTATGAAATTAAAGCAGAATATAAAAACGATTTAATATTAGTGAGGAAAATATGACGGAACAAGAACTCTTAACAGAGATAAAAAGACTAGAGGGTATCTATATGGCACCCCAAGACTTTAAACAATATAAAAACTACTGGCTGCCAGAAAGTGTGGTCAAAGATAGTACAAATGTATTATCATTAGGTGTACATAGAGATGTAGGTTGGGAACAATCTATGTTGCAAGACAATCCTAACATGAATATACATTGTTATGACCCTACACCAGATAGTGTAAAACTCTTTGAAACAAACTTCACAGGTAAAGATAAGATGACATTTCATCAACTAGCATATGCTGGTGAGAATGGCAAGATGAAATTCTATTATGATAAGAACGACCTTGCGAAGTGTTATTCATTGTTGCCATTACCACAGTTTGGTGAGAATCCAGGATATATTGAAGTAGATACTAAAAATCTAAAAACAATTATGGCTGATGATATGCCACAACCAGATATTATTAAAGCAGATATTGAGGGTGTGTGGTATGATTTCTGTAGAGAAGTTATCGACCAAGATGTAAAATTCAAAGCATTTCTAATAGAGTTTGAAGTAAAACTAATTGACAATGAAAATAGTTTGAAACAATACGAAGAACTATTAAAAGAATTCAATTATGGTCCTTACGAAGTATTTTTAAATAGACCTAGAAACAAGTGTTTATCTGAAGCAGTTATATTAAGAGCTAAATAATGTTAATAAACTTCTTTTTAAAATCTACACCATTACACCACCAAAGGCAAATAATGATTGACCTTGCAGAAAAAGTTGGAGGTAATTTAGCAAAATCAGAAGACTATCAGGAATGTGATGTTGCTGTTATATTCGGTTCGTGGAAAAAACAGCCTAAAAAGAAGTGGAAGATATTGTTACAACATCATTTTACAAAGGCAGATATTGTAGAGAAACATAGAGATAAACCATTAATAGTAATTGAAACACCATTACTAGGTAGAACTATTACAGATGACCATGAATATCATAGAGTTGGCCTAAACCACTTTATGAGAGGTCTTGCAGATTTTAAAAATGAAAATAGTCCTTCAGATAGATTTGAAAAACTAGGTTTAGAAATTAAACCATGGAGAAAGAAAGGCGACCATGTATTAATAGTTGGTCAAAATATGTTTGACGCCTCATTATTTGGTCTTGATTTTCAATGGTGGGTAAAAAACACTATTCAACATTTAAGAAGACATACAGATAGACCTATAGTTTTCAGAGACCATCCAGAAAATAAAAACTTGATGAAAAATTTGATAGATACTTACAAATGGTGTAATGTATCTTATAGTAATAGTGGGTCAATCAATGATGATTTAAAAAACGCACATTGTACCGTGTCTTACACAAGTGGTTCTAGTATTGATTCCATACTGGCAGGTGTGCCTGTAATACCATGCAATGAATGTAATTTCGTATGGCCTATATCTAGTCATTCATTAGAGGACATTGAAAATCCTAAACTTGGTGAAAGAGAACAATTATTATATGACCTAGCATATGCTCAATGGTCAGTTGAAGAAATTAAACAAGGTAA